TACCTATCGTTGCTAGATCGTAATTAATTCTTTTCTTAGTAAGATCGTACTTGTTTCCTTTTAAAAGAACGTTTATAGCTTGTTCTTCAGCTAGCTCTATACCTTGCTTATAGCTCAATTGCATGTGAAGGTCTAGTTCTTCCTGTGAGTTAGGTAGTAATTCAGGTGGGTTTTCAAATAAAGAAATACCAAAAGCTTCTTGAGCAAAGTTACTTAGCTCTTGAGTCTTCATATCTCTTAGTAAAGACTCCATGTACTTAGTACGTTTATCAACGCCGTATGGATCTTGAGAATAACATTTTATGTCAAATGATCTTTCTGATATACCGTTAACTACTATATCTACAAACTTAGGTATTACAGGTACTGGTTTCCAATCTAAGTTTAAGTAGCTTAAGTCACCGTTTACAGATAATTCATCTTTATACTTTTGAATAGGTTGTTCACCTCTAGCATAAAGTCTTAGTTTGTGAAACTCAGCTTGATGCTGATTATATCTTTGATTAGACGTAGATCCATCAAACCACTCGTACTCAATGGCTTTACCTACTTGTAATCCATACTCAGCACTTAATTTCTCTGCGTCAGGTACAACTTGACTCGGAAAATAACCTTTTACAACTGACTCAGCCATATTAATTTTCTATTAGTTTTGATTGCATACCGGATTGTCCGTATTTAGCTATGCTTAAGTTTAATTTTTCTTTTTTCATAATTGGGTTTGCTCTGTACAAATGTCTGTTGCAAGCCATAACAGCTAAACCTGAACTAATAGCCGCATCAAACTTTGTACGATTATTAATATCAAACTTTGCCCAGTCTTGCAATGTTTCGTTAAAATAACATGTTCCATATGTATTATCAGACTTCATTCCAACATGATCTTGTATATACATTTCAATAGCAGCAGCGTGTGCTTGCTTAATATCTTCACTTGAGTTTGGTATTCCACCTACTTCTTTTTCAGCAACTGATAATTTATTCCAAATTCTATCAGGCCTATTCATTGAGTAACCTCTATATCCACGTCTTCTTAAATAATATAATAAACGAGGCTTATTGTTTTCAGCTAATAATGGCATACCGTAAAAAACTAAAGCCATTAAAACATCTTCAAAGAATATCTCAGCGGTTTGTGGTCTTGCTACGTATTCTAAAAAAAATTGGTTTGGTGGACAATCTTCCATACTAAACTTTGTTAACCCGTGCAAAGCTCCGTTAGAACCTTTACCATCAACAGTTCCTGATATGTCATAACTATCACAACCAAAAGCACCCATGTGTTCGTTGCCTGGGTATCTCATACCATTTTTAACTATACTAGCGTTTTGCCTATTTCCAGGTGGTACCCAGCTAATTTTAAATCTACCAGCTGGATTTGGATAAAACATTACTGTTGAATCTTTTATACCATTAACCCATTGAAAGCTACCAACTGTTACTTGAGAATCATTATTAAGATCCTCGTTAAAATCTATTTGTTCGTATATTTTTGCTAAATTAAATATACTGTTTTTAGTTTCGTCCCTAAACGCGTGTTCTTCTGTTCTAGGAAATTGTCTGTAGAACTCGTTTAAAGCATCTCCATCTTCTTTTAAACCATCAACTTCATTTTGCCAGTGCTCTAATATGCCACTGTTTATAGATTCACCATGCGGTCCAAAACTTTCTTGCTCGGGTGTGTCGAATACAGGTATGCCATTAGAGTCAATGAATCCTTCGTAGTTCCATTCCATAGGTATGAACAAACTATATAATCCTGAGCTAGTCTGTCCATTGCGGTTTCTTTTTGTAACATCTGAGTTTCTGTATAGTTTCTTAAAATTATCACCACCTTTATCTAAGGCGTTTGATGTTGATCCCATCATACATTTACCTATAATCCTAGAACCTAATCTTAATGTTGTTTTTGTGACTCTCCAGTTGTTTAATATATTATTAGGTCTTTCCCACTTACCTGACTCATCATGCACTAAGAGCTTTAGTTTTTCACCATCGTAACTGTTGTCACCTGTGTTTTTCCAATCTATAGTTGTATCAAGACCTTCTAATTCTTCTGGTTTTTCAGAGCTAACAATACTTCGTCTTGTAAGTTTACTCGCAGGTACTCTATAGGCAAGTTCTGTTTTTGGACGGTCCATACCGTCTTGTATTGGTTTGAAAAAGAAAGGGTAGTTGATGGATATTGGTACGACCTTGTCGGTAAACATTTTTTTAGCATCTGGTCCTGACTTTGATAAGATACCAAATCTAGCATCAGATGATATTGTGGCTTGGTTGACTGTTTCTCCAGAAGCCATAAAAGAGAATCCTGAACGTCTGTTTTTAAGGTAGCACATTCCGTAACATCTTGTATCTGCTTTGCAAGCTTCCCAGAATATGTAGAATAATCTATTTGCTTCTCTAAAGTCTGGTTGCCCAACATCAATCTTGGACCACTGCAGGTACATGTAATGAGTGCCAGTAATGTAAGTAGGAACACCTTTGTTAATGTACCAAAAACCTTCATCTCTTTTTTTGAACTCATTTTCTATGTAGTCTATATATTTTTTCTTGAAATCATCTGGATAATTCTTCCAATCAAATATTGTTTTTATTCTTTTAAGTTCTTTAGGATACTCAGTTACTTCCCATTTATTTTCACTAAACTTATGAGGGCTTGTTAATTTAGGTAAAGCTATTTTAAAATTTTGTATTTCATATATCTCACCTATTTCACCCGTCTTGCTTATAACAACAACGTCATGTTCTTTGTTATAACCATATTTCCATTTTTTAGACTTATTAAGTCTTTTTATGGTATTTATTTTTATAGGTTCTACAACCTTAAATAAAGTTTGCTTATACATTACTTAGATCTTCTTTCAGCAAATCCACCAAAAGATGTTTCTTCAACAACCTCTTTAGTTTTATTGTTTAACATATCTTCTTCGTCCTGTATTCTATTCAATATTTCAAAAGCATCGAATATAGCTAGTTTTTTTGTTGCAGCAGCATTCTTAAGTCTATCAGCTGTTATATCATCTCCTGAATCTACAATAGCTTCTTTAGCTACTTTGATAAGTTCCTCAACTGCTTTATGCCCAGCTTGGATTATACTCTTTTTCGTTTCCTTGATATTCATATTTAATTGTAATTGCATTAGTGGGAACTCGGTATAACCTCTGCCCGTCTATTATAAACTCATATTCTGAATTAGGTGCAAACCCAACCAAAGAGTTTAAATATATATCTTTATCCATCAAGTCTGGATCTATATGTTTTATAACACCTTTTAGAGGTGCTTCCTTGTCCATAGAGAACTTATCTGTATTTTCTAATGGTTGTATAAAGCTAAAGCCTTTAACAGCTCTCCAGACGTCATTTCTTTTATAAGCGAATATTTGATCTGGCATAACAAAATACATGTCTTCTTTATAAAAAGACTTTGAGTTTTGTTCTCTATTCTTAATATCTTTCCATCTTCTAAAGACATTGTGATGTACTATAACTTCGTCACCTTGTCTAACCTCTGTACAACCTACTGTAGGTGTCTCTAAAACTATAGCATTTCTACTAACGTTTTGGTGAGTAAAGATCTCAGTGTTTAATATAAGATCTTTATCACCTACTTTTTTAATATTGTTGTATCGGGTTTCTTTTGGTTTGATTATAAAATTGGTTACACTTTTCATTAATAGTCCAAGTTATACTCAACTGATATGGCCATGTTTTTGTTGAAGTCTTTCCAAGGTAAAACATTTACACCCTTCTTTATAAATACAGAGTATTTATCTTTGTTTTCAACAATGCAATCTATAGTGTGACCACCATAAACCTCTTGCCCTACAGAGTAGTGCATGGAGTCATTTTTATAATCTTTACCTATACTAATCTTTCTTACTAGGCTCATCTTCTTTTATTTTCTCTATAGAACCATCAGTAACATTTATACTAACTTTTCCGTAAGTATTTTCTAAATCATCTTGAATTTTTTTAAGTTCTTCAGATTCAATTATAGCTGCTTGATGTAGTAGTTGGTGCTTTTGCACTTCCACGTCTCCTATGCTTAATTTTATTTGATTTAACTTACCAATTACACCCTGTAATTCTTCTAATTCTTGTTTTTTAATTTTTTTTGCCATTTTATTATATTTAATTATTAATCCTATATATATTAATCACTTATTTATAGTGATTTGTAAACTACCTAGCGGTTGTTAACAACCCGTTTTTAAATGTATACGTTACTTTACCTACAGCAAAGCTAGCTGTTGCACCGCTTACTGAGGCATCACTACCCGCTGCACCGGTTGCTCCTTGTGGTCCAGTTGCTCCTTGTGATCCAGTATTTCCTTTCGCTCCTGCAGCTCCCGCAGCTCCAGCGGCTCCGGCAGGTCCTTGTGGTCCTGTTGCTCCTGTACCTCCTTGTGGACCTTGTGATCCAGTATTTCCTGTTTTTCCATCACCTCCAGCTGCACCAGTATCACCCTTGGCTCCAGCGGCTCCAGCAGGTCCAGTTGGTCCTTGAGAACCTGTACCACCTTTAGCACCCGCAGCACCCGCGGCACCAGTATCACCTTTTGCACCAGCAGATCCTTGAGGACCTGTTGACCCAGTGGCACCTTTAGCTCCAGCAGCTCCATTTGATCCATTGCTTCCAGCGTTACCAGTGTCACCCTTTGCACCAGCTGGCCCTGTTGGTCCTGCTGAACCTGTACTACCTTTGGCACCAGCACTACCGTTTGAGCCATTACTTCCAGCGGCACCGGCTGAACCCGTACTACCTTTTGGCCCCGTTGGTCCTGCTGAACCTGTATCTCCTTTACCACCCGCGGCTCCGGCTGACCCGGTGTCACCCTTATCTCCTTTACCACCAGCAGAGCCAGCAGCTCCGGTATCACCTTTGTCGCCTTTTCCACCATTCGATCCATTGCTTCCAGCACTACCTGTAGCGCCTTTTGCTCCAGCTGGTCCTGTTCCACCTGCGTCACCAGCATCTCCTTTAGCCCCAGTTGATCCTGTACTACCCTTAGCCCCAGCTAGACCTTGTATTCCTTGTATTCCTTGCGATCCAGTATCACCTTTTGCGCCTTGTGATCCAGTGGAACCTTTATCACCTTTAGCCCCATCGTCTCCGTCAGATCCCGCAGAACCTGTGCTACCTTTTGGACCAACACCTCC